TCAACAGCCCGAGCATAAACCATAGTCGGTCCTACTATTGCGTTATATGTGCCAAAACCTGAAGTGTATTTCTTACCAATAATAGAACGCCTTAAATTACCTGTCCTGTTTTTTGGTGGTTGTCCAGCCGTAGCCTTCTCACCCTCTTTACGCCTACCTTGAATTTGATTCTTGGATAGTTGAATAAGTGAAGTCATCATCTCATTACGAGCCATCTCAGCACTTACATTGACGCTGTTAGTCAAATTGTTCCAACTGTTTTTAACTAACTTCAAGTTATTTGGTATCACTGCTTTTTCGCTTTCACTTCATCAACAACCATAGAAATAGAAACCAACCAATCCATTAAATAGGCTGGTTGGTTATCTACCTGAGTAGGTGTCCAACCAAATTTTTCTGCGGCTACATAGTAAAAGTATTCTTGATCAGGATACTCAAATTCTTCATGCCTTTGCTGACCTTCAAGTACCCATTTTAAGCGTTGGAGTCTCCGAAAGGGCTATCGGAATCGCTCTCTGTTGCATCTGACTTAGTTAGGTTTGGAAATAAAATCTCCTGAGCCTTACCAGCCTCTTCTGAAAGCATGTCGTAGTCAGGCATTGTTAATTCACCCAATACAGAAATTTTTATTGATGGTGGTGGAAATTCAAATGACCACTCTTTAACCAAAATAGCAATTAGCCCATCTACAATAGACAAGGCTTGCATTAAACCTTCTTCTTTACTTGCATTAGCCAATACTTTTCTGCGGTCTTTAACTCGTAATGTCTTTGGATCTCTGAAAGTAACTGTCGCCCCACTTGGTAGGGTAATCGTTTTCTCACTAGTTGTTTCATTTTGTGCCATGGTATTCCTTCCCTAGGTTTGCCTTCATAGTATATGGGCAAAAGAGGGGCGGAGCAATGGCGGGAAGGCAACGCCACGCATCTGATACACCCCTCTCTTGCGTTCTACACTACTGACTACTGGTATGTACCAGAAGGCAGAGCATTCTGTAAGGACCACTTTATAGGTGCAAAACCACCTGTGGATCCAGCATTAGTTGTGTTAGCAATCGCGTTTACATCAACAGCAATAGTTACATAATCAGCACTACGATCAATAACCGCAGTTGTATATGCGCCTTTATTAATGTTGAAAGAAACATAAGTTGCAGAAGCACCAGTACCTTGCGCCCATGTTAGGTCTAAGGATGGTTGGGTGTTATTTAAGAAACGAGTTAGTTCAGCATCATTTTCCATGACGAAAGTAAAGTTGGCTGTTGAATCCAATGCGCCAACAAAAATCTCGTAAGGACCTTGAGCAGTATCAATACCAAAGATCGCTTCTGACTTACGGGTCATAGTCACAGAACCTGTGGTTGAATAACCAATAGTTGCACCGCCAATAGACACAGAACCACGCCATACAGGAGTTGGTGTAACTGTGCTAAATGTAGGGGCTGTAACTGCAGTAGTAGTAGATGGGTGACCCATTAACTTAGTTGTATATTCCAACATACCATCTGAGTTGAAGGTCATAGTAAAGTCTGTGACTTTGCAACCAGGATAGTAGCGGTTGTTGGCAACATACATGTCTTCTAATGTAAAAGAAGTTGGTTGTGCATCTGCACCGATAGCAGTTGCATTTTTAAGGCTGATCACATGAGTATAAGGGGCTGTTGCACCACTAGTTGCTACTGAGCCAAGAATTCCACCTACCCAATACCCAACAGTATCTGCGAATACAGGACCGCCTAAATCAATTTCAGTATGACGGCGACCTTGGATATATGTGTAGTTTTCTGCCATAGAACCACGAAGACCTGTGTCGTATAGTGGTGCAATAATATCAACAGGTTTGAACGCATCTTTATTAATTGGAATAAAGTTGGTTGCGTCAACTGGTGTTGCTGGAGTTACTTCTTTAGCAATGCCGAGGTAACTTCTTACGGATGGTTGTGCTGATGCCATTTATCTCACGCTCCTGCGCTAATGTCTGACGGGGCAGACGGTTTAACTTCTTCTTTTGGTAATTCCTTTTTGTCTTTCTCAACCGCAGGTGCGGTTTTAGATGACGCTAGTTGAACTCCCGTAGCCTTGAAACCATCGGGAGCGTCAAAAGTGTCGCCCTTATTAACGACAAGGCTGAGATCAGGAATTACTCTCTCATCCTCACCAGTATATTCGTAACGAGGCATTGGTATTCTCCTAGTTCTGTATCATTTGAGTTACGGTAAATCGTAAAGCCGCCCAAGTTTCAGTTGCGCCACCTTCGCTAGTTAGTGGTTCCCCGTATTGGACATCTATTGCTGGTTCTGCCGCTTGCCATATTCTAGTGGGGTCATCTTCACCCAGTTCATGGAAGCCATTTCTTAGTCGTTCTTTTATGCTATCAATTAATTGATCAAAGGCGGTCATTGAATCTTCAGCATTTCGCTCAAGTGAGTGATGGAATACCTGAAGGGCTATGGAATAATCCACACGCTTCCAACCTAGACCAGTTCCATCTGTTGCAACACCACCAATAGCAACACGGCTTTCTGTCTCACTTTCAATAAAGACAACACATGCGGCTCTATTGTTTTGACCCGGAAAACTATTGACTTGAAAGTTAATGCGTTTTGGAAATGAGTTAAAAACTTGGTTAAGGGTAGTTATCTGTGCAGATGATATCCAAGTCGTAATCGCATCTCTGACTACTCTACGGCTCATTTGACTACCTAATTCTGCGAAAGGGCTTTAGTAAATCCATAGCCATCGCCATATCGTCACCGATATTTTGATTACCTGCTATACCTTGAGATGGAAGTGTGCCAACGCCCATTACTAGTGAATTATCGCCACGGACTTTAAGCATAGCAGTTGTGGCAAGAATTGTTGCCTCTTTAACTGAAGGTGGCAAGGCTGATATAGACACACCAGCCGCATGATTGTACGCGAGCGCATAAGTTAATGGAACAGTTGTTGAACCAAAAGTATAAGTGCTGGCAACTCTTACAGTTTCAGAATACATACCGTCATAAATCTTTAATTCTTGTCCAACAGTAATGCCTTTACCGCTTGCAACTAGAATACTTGTATCACCAGCAGTTTCAGTTGTTGCAGTAACAGTATTTGCGTATCCATTTATGTAAGTATATTTCAAAAAGACTTCTGTGCCTTGACCGCTTGGGAAACCAAAGGCAATAGGACCTTGAGATGTCCAGACATTGTTAAGGCTTGCATACGGAAAGATAACTTCTGAGTTTTCAAGCCAGCAGACAGAAGGGTCTGAGGCTGTAATAAGACTATTTGGATAGTTGCCATACTCAATGTTAGTTAAAGCAATAATAGGACTGTATCTTGGGTGGAAACGGATTGTTCCGTCACCTCTAATACGAGAGCGTTGTGTTTCTGTTTCCTCTGTTGCACCAAGAACTTGATTGCAATAAGTATCTACCCATGATGAGGCTCGAGCAATAACATTTACTAATTCGCTATCTTGGACATCGGGATCAGTAGAATTAAAAACGAGATTATCAATATCAATAGCAGTCGGCGCATTACGATATTCATTAGCGGTCAAGTAAGGTGTCGAGAACTGTTGCGTTGTTGGATTTATTGCACTAGCCACTTGACCCATCCATTTCTATTTTCTCGTTTTTATGCCCACACCTTGAGCATTTAATAAACCATGAACCAAATCCACATTGAGTGCATGTGTATCCAGCCCCGACAGTTGCCGACCCTGTTAGTCCTGCCTGACCAATACCTTCATGCTTCATTTGTTTAGCATGTTTTGGATTATCTACATTGATCAAACCGCTACGGTCTGCTTTATAAATTTTAGTACCGCGTTCAGTCTTGACTGCTATCTCTTTCAAGCCCTGCGGTGGAATCATCTTCGGCATTTTGGAAGCCCTCCCAAATTGTGTAGTTAGCACTCTTACAGACATCACATACGAAGTTCTCGTTTTTATTGCCACGCCTTGCTCTATTGCAAGAGATACAGATGTATAAAACTATTTGAATATCAGTCATAGT